CAGGAAAAATATCTATTCTTCCGTCGAAATCGCTCTGCTTAATCTCGTTTTGTCCACCTGAAACTTGATAGGGATAAACAGGTGGTAAGCTTTGCGAAAAGATGTCTGCGAGTAATCCAAACTCTTTTTTCTGAGCGTTATGGAGACGTTTGTGAATAGCGCTCAATACCTTGGTCGATTTTTCCATTAACGCCAAAGTGGTCCCTACGGGTGCTTGGGAGTTGCCTTCTCCTACTGCAATCTCGGCAATAGAAGCAAAACGTTTTCCTGACTGTACTAATAATCCTAGTAAAGACAATAAGGTACTGCTTGGTTCTTTAAACGGCAACGGTTGTATGGCATCACGTAAAGACCCTGCTGGTGCATCTACGTCTCTAAACTCACCAGGTTGAATTGGCTCATCCTCATTTCGTATGCGGATGCCTCGAGTCTTGAAACCAGCAGGCAAATTAGAAAGCGTACCCGCGTCTATTCATTGTCTAAGTATAGATGTGGAAGCTTTAGACAACCCACCGATCATGTGTGTCAATCCAAATCCGTAGAATCCTAAACCTGGTAAGAATTTAAAGTGAACAAAGTATTCGGTCTTTTTTCTTATCGGGTCTTCTTCTTTAAAGTTGCGTCTGATAGACAATACGTTTTCAGTATTGGAGTCTATTGTTACTATGTAAGGCAATTTAATTCCTGTCTCTTCTCCGTCTTCACCCATATCTTCAAAACCTTCTAGGTCAAGATTGCAATGAACTTCATACAACACACACACTTCATCGCTATCAGAAGTGGGTTCCATACCTTCCAATCTTTCTTTCTCGGTATCGAGTGAAGAGTATTGGTCAGTTTCTTCGCCTGGTTGCATGTCAAATTTTTTGTAGAAACCAATCGCTTGCAGTTTGCGAACGTCGTTCTCTGGCATCTTAATAACGTGAGTGATGCGTGGGCAAGATTCTAAATCGGTGGTGTAGTAAGGAACGATTAAATCTTCAGGAGCTACAAACTTTGAGACAGGTCTTTGTAAGTTTTCGTCGTAATAAACTTTCTTAAATGCAGAACCAGCCAACGGCAGGTAGAAAAGCATTTGATCCAAGTCTTCGTCGTACTCGTCCATTACGTGTATGATTTCGTAATTCATAAACTCACGTACGCGTTGCGCTTGTTCTTCCATAGCAGAATTGTAAGCACCCACTACTTGAGTTTTAACAGGACCGCCTGCGGGTAATAATTCTTTATAAGCTTGCGCTTGGAATTGAGTTACGGCTTCGCCCAGCAAAGGGTGAGTTACGCCTGAAGCACCTTCAAACGGTTCGGAACGCGTTTCATCAAACTTCATTCCTAAATACTTTAAGCCATCGGTGTAGGTTTTTTCCCAGTCTTCTCTAGAAGATCTGTCGTCGTCAATTGATCCCGTTAAGTTTATATAGATACGATCCAGTTCACTGTCAGAAATAGCGTCGGCTAAGTTTTCATCAAACTCAGAACTCATTTGCGTTTCTGGTTCGGGTCCTAAAATTGCGGAACCGTCTTCTTGTATTTCTACGTCAGATTCTTGTAATCCTTCTAGAACTTCAATAATTTGGTTGTCCAAATCATCGGTATCTTGCGTGGTGGTCATATCCAACTCTTCGGGAGCTGAAGCTACTGGATCGGGTGTTTGTCTTTCTATTGCCATTAATAATAAATCCTTTGTCTAACGCCTCTGTCTTCATCTTCGTAATCGGAATCAAGACTTAAGAAGCCACCTTCACGAAAACGCATAATTGCTTGCGTCATAGTATCACACAAATCATCGTGCGCTCCAAATGGGAATGACGCACATTCTTCTATCATCTCTTCTGCAAACATACGTTTGGGAGCGTACACCATATCCGATTCAAAGACGGGAGCAACCGAGTGCATGCGCGTGGTCTTATCGTGACCTCGACTTGGCGAATAATTAACGACGGGTATTCCCATTCGTCTAAGCTCTTGAGTTAAGGGCGTACCAGACGCTTTGGCTTCAATCAGCACCATATCCGTCTCCCAGTAATTGTACTCACGCATCGCTATTTCTTTAAGTTCAGGAAAGTCCCATCGCCCTCTTTGAGAGTCCAAAAGAATAATACAATCGGGTGAGTCATCCGTAGGACGAAACACACCCCACGTAGAGATGGCTGAGAAGTCAGCAGATTCCTTTTTAGAAAACGCGGTATCGTACGATTGCATAATGTAGTCTACGTTTGGCAAAGAATCTTTTTCCCAACGTTGCCACCATTCACGTTTAATAATAGAACCCTCTTCAGCCGTAGGGTTTTGCATCCACTGAGCGTTCCATTTCATACCAGGCAACGACGCCTTTACTTTGAGCAATTCGTCTTGCGGCCAAAATTCAGGCCAGAGCGGTTTCTCCGTATCTGGGAATATGGCTGGAAACTCTATTACTTCCCATTGATCGGCTAACGGTTCTTTCTGAGACTCCATTAACTTAGCGGTTAGATCAATAGCACTCCAACGCGTCATCACTATAACGATGGCACCGTTTGGTTGTAAACGTTGACGAGGACCAGAGGTGTACCATTCGTACGCTGATTCTAAAGCCGTAGGACTGAGAGCGTCTTGCTCGGAATGGGGATCGTCAATAATCAATAAATCGGCACCACGTCCCGTTACCGCTCCGCCTACACCTGCGGCAAAATACTCGCCACCTTTGTTGGTTTCCCAACGTCCCGCAGATTTGTTGTCGGATTGCAGTTTAACTTCAGGGAATATCTTTTTGTATTCCTCTTGATCCATCAAGTTACGCACTTTACGACCAAATCGTACAGCCAACTCCCCCGTATGCGTGGTTTGCATTATCTTCATCTTGGGTTTGAGTCCCATTATATAAGATGGGAAGAACGTAGAAGCAAACTCAGACTTGGTATGACGAGGAGGCATGTTAACGATCAACCGCTTGCACTTACCGTCTACAACGTCTTGTAGCTTTTGGGCAAAGACCTTATGGTGGCGCCCGCATATAAACTCAGGCCAGATGTGTTCTACGTAATTTAAGAAGCTGGCTTGACACTTTTCCTGTACGGCGTAGTTGTTTAGCTTTTCTTTTAACATCAGAGCTTCTTTCAGCTCTGTCTCCGTTAGGTTGGCTAAATTCATTAGCCATCTTAGCCCATTTGAGAAATTTCGGCTTGTATTGGATCTTGTTGTTGACCTTGCTGTTGCATCAATTGATCGGCAGCAGCTTGCAGCACCAATTGTATTTCTTCATCGTCGAGTCCTTTAGAAGATAAAAATTGCATAATTTCCTCTTCGCTGACACCAGACATAACCATTTCAACAACGCTTGCGATTAATTGATTCATCGCTTCTATTTCTGGTTGTTGTCCTTGTAATTCATTCAATCCTTCTTGAACTTCATCCATACTGGCTTCACCGCCTTCTGCCATTTGTAATTGCGCATTGGGTTGTTGCATCGCCATTGCGCCACTTCTTGGGATTGGCGTGGCTCTACTCATCGCATCTTCAAAACTAATCTCACCCATTCCGTACATTCCTGCATCTTCATCAGAAATGGTTCTACCAGCTTCAGCTAACGTTTGTTGTAACATTTGTATGCGTTGTTCAACGGGACTGATTCCCTGTCTGGCACCTTGATCGGCCATCATCCTGTCCATATCGGATATTGCACGTCCTGCTCCGCCTACGGCTGCTCCGTCCATCAAAGATCCTATTCCTTGAACCACATCGCCTTCAGCAAACTGTAAAGGTATTCCCTCTATAAGATCACCTTCTGCATCAAATCTTCTTGAAGGAGCTTGTCCTTCAATTCTTTGATTTCTACCTTTTACCTTTATAGCTTCTTGACCTCTTATTCTTTCTGCTTGGTTAAATCTAGGAGCAGGACCTTGTCTTGCTAATTGTTGTTCAACCCTAGAATTTACAAGAGCGCGGTCTGCTTGAAGAGTTCCTTGTTTATTTAAAATATTTTTTTGAGCTTGTTTTTTCTGAAAGTTACTCATTTGTTTGGTTGCTTGTTTAACTGCTTGTTGTCCAAACTTTGTA